GATCAACTGGACCCTATCCTCCAAGACTCTGCAAATCGCGGGTGCAAGTGGTTCTCTGGACGCTACAGGAGGTCTGACGGGACAAGACTCTGCTGTCTACTACTCAATCGGTAGTACGGGTGACTCCGGTGTTACCACCGACATCCCAACGACTCCATACACAGACAACCGTGACATTCAGATCGAGGCTGATGATGTCTTCGACTTCACGGATGTGGATCCTTGGTCGGAGGGTGGATACTAAAAATGTTCGAAACATTCTACAACAAGTCGATTCGGTATCTCACTGTTGCATTCGGTTCCCTGTTCAACAACATCTATGTCCAACGTCTAGATGGCGCCGGAAACGAGACAGAACGAATCCGGGTTCCTCTTGGGTATGGACCTAAGCAGAAGTACATTCGTCGTTATGCACTAGACATTGATTCAGGAACTGAAATGGCGGACACTCAAGTCACGCTTCCTAGAATCTCGTTTGAGATGACCGGTGCAGCCTATGATCCTACTCGAAAGAGAAATACTCTTCAAAAACGCCATATTGTGGGTGCGGGTAATGATACCACCTATAACAACTATGTCGAAGTACCCTACGACTTCTCGTTCTCTCTGTCTGTCCTCACCAAATTTATGGAAGATGGATTGCAGATCACCGAACAGATACTTCCGTACTTCACGCCAGAATTCAATATAACAATCAACGTCAACGATGTGAATCAGAAGATCGACATCCCCATCGTCCTCGACAGTTACTCTATTACAGAGGACTATGAAGGTGATTTCGATGCACGAAGGCTCATCTCGTTTGATATGGAATTCACTGCGAAATCCTATGTGTTTGGTCCCACAAAGAGCAGCGACATCATTCGAACTGTCAGCACCACGTTCTACGATCATGCAGACGGATTCACATTCAACAACCGAGTTGTTGGAATCAGCGGACCTTCCCACGAACTATCAAGAATCAATGTGGGTGTTACTGGTCCATCTGGTGCAAGTTCTGGTGTGGACAACTTCACCGCATTCACCGTAGAGACTCTTGTTCTTGGTGCATCTGGAGGACTTACTATATGAAAGATAATGGTAACGTAGACAAGAACTTATCAGAGGTGTTCGACGTAGAACCTGTAGTCGAAAACATTGAAGTCATCGAAGGAAAGATTGAATTGGCTAAAGATTCTGAAAATCGAATTTCAAAAATCAACGCAAACTCAGATTATGATTTGGTTCGCCAAAACCTGAAGGACATCATCGACCAAGGCAAAATTGCCATCGAAGGAATTCTCGACGTAGCAGGTGAGGGTGACTCCCCGCGTGCGTATGAGGTAGTCTCCCAACTTCTCAAGAGTACTTCGGAGGCGAACAAAGACCTTCTCGATCTACATAAGAAGAAGAAGGAATTAGAGAAAGAAGACAGTGGTCCGAAGAACCAGACCACCAACAACAACCTGTTTGTAGGATCTACAAAGGATCTTCAGAAGATGATAGGGCGAATACTAAAAGATGACGAAGAGAATAACCAACGAGAACTACCTCGGAAATCCTAATCTCAAGTGTGTTGGGGTCGAGCAGGAATTTACTGAAGAGCAGGTCGAAGAGTACGTCAAGTGTTCCAACGATCCCCTGTATTTCATCAATAATTACGTCAAGATTGTGACACTTGACGAAGGTTTACAGCAATTCAAACCTTGGGATTTTCAAGAAGATCTACTTCGGACAATCCACGACAATCGATTTGTAATATGCAAATTCCCAAGACAAACAGGCAAATCAACCTGCGTGATCTCATACTTGCTGCATTATGTCCTATTCACCCCTGACGTTCGAGTAGGCATTCTAGCGAACAAGCAGGCAACGGCAAGGGAACTCCTACACCGACTCAAACTCGCATACGAAAACCTCCCGATGTGGCTCCAGCAGGGAGTCGAAGAGTGGAACAAGAGTACCATCGAACTTGAAAATGGATCGAAGATCATTGCATCTGCTACGTCATCTAGTGCAGTCCGTGGTGGATCATTCAATATGATTTTCCTTGATGAATTTGCCTATGTCCCGCACGGTGTCGCGGAGGAATTCTTCAGTTCAGTCTACCCTACTATCTCGTCAGGTCAAAAGACCAAGGTGCTTATTGTGTCCACCCCCAAGGGACTCAATATGTTCTATAAGATGTGGGTGGACGCAGAGAAGGGACGAAATTCTTACGTTCCTGTTGAAGTGCATTGGAGTGCTGTTCCGGGTCGGGATGAAGTTTGGCGACAAGAGACTATCAACAACACCAGCGAAGAGCAATTTCAAGTAGAATTCGGTTGCGATTTTGTAGGCAGTGTCAATACTCTCATCTCTACAGCCAAACTTCACACACTACCATTCCAAACACCAATACAGAAGAGCGAAGAAGGACTCAAGGTCTATCAGGAACCTATCCCAAATCACGAATACATTATGTCGGTCGATGTCTCACGGGGCAAGGGGATTGATTATCATGCATTCTCGTTGATAGATATCTCACAGATGCCGTATAAGGTGGTAGCCACATTCAGAAACAATACGATGGCTCCTATGCTTCTCCCCAACATCCTCGAACCAATCGCAAAGAAGTACAACGATGCCTACGTTGTAGTCGAGATCAATGATATTGGCGGACAAGTTGCAGACATTATGCATCAAGAAATGGAGTATGAGAATATGCTTCACACAACGATGGGTGGAGTCAAGGGGCAGACGATCTCTAGTGGTATGGGAGCAAAGAAGTCTCGTGTAGGCGTCCGTACTACCAAGGCTGTGAAACGAATAGGTTGCAGTGTCCTCAAGAGTATGATCGAGGAAGACAAACTCATCCCCGAAGATTACGACATCATATCGGAACTAAACACCTTTGTTTCGTCTGGAACATCGTTTCAAGCAGAAAAGGGACACAACGACGATATGGTGATGACTCTGGTAGTCTTTGCATGGGTGACTTCACAGAAGTACTTCCAAGACCTCACGGACACCGACATCCGCACTGCTCTATACAAGGAACAGATGAAGGAAGTCGAAGAACAACTAATGCCATTTGGAATTATTGATGACGGACTCGGTGGTGCAAACGAGCCAGAGATAGATAGTGAGGGTAATGTATGGCACAGTGCCAATGAAGACGAGTTTGGACTCCCGTGGTAAGCCCCTCGCAAGACTAAATACATCAGTTATTGATAGAAGCATCCTACAGGAGAACTCCACATGGCATTTCAGGTTAGCCCCGGTGTTGTCACCAAAGAAATCGATCTAACCCTCATCGTTCCCGCAGTGGCTACCACCATCGCCGGTTTTTCCGGTAGGTTTGAATGGGGTCCAGCAGACCAGATCGTCATCGTTGACAGCGAAAATCAACTTGTCCAACTATACGGCAAGCCAACACTTACAAACTACGTTGACTTCTTCACGGCAGCGAACTTCCTCGGATATGGTCGCACCCTAAAGGTCAACCGCTATGTCGAGACTACTGCTGCAAATGCAGATTCAGCCGGTACCGGCACTCTTATCAAGAACAGTGATGCCTATCAGGACGGAACGTACTCTCCAGAATGGATTGCCCGATATCCTGGCTCGAAGGGAGACTCCCTGAAGGTCGCATGGAACGACGGTGGTGGTGATAGCACTCTTGGTGGTATCACTTGGAATTATCGCCTTGGTGTGTCAGACGTAGTTGGAATGAGTGCAGGATTTTCTGCTGGTATTCTTTCTAGTCAAGCACTCGGTGGCATGTCTCTTGCTGCTGGAGTAACCGTTTCGGCTGCTGGGGCATCTTGGGCATGGACTGGTGAAATTGATGTTGCCTCTGGAACTGTGGTAGATGTCACGACCATTTCAGGTAGCATCGCTTCTGGAGCAACAGGACCACTATACGCTTTTGCGGCGTACAGTGCTGTTAGCGGAGTCACCTTGGGAGATAACGTAGCAATGACAGGTGTCACAACCCCGGCACAACACCACGCAGGAATTCAGCCTGTTGTGAGTTCAGCGGATTACGACAATTGGGAACATGCGGATCAATTTGATCTCTCGATGCCCTTCACAACTCAGTGGTTTGAAGATACTACAGGAAGTACTGTTGGTCATGACGGTGTGAACATTCTCGTACTCGACCAAGATGGTGATTTCAGTGGAGTCAAGGGTACTGTCCTCGAACGATTCGAGGGTGTGTCCAAGGCAGCCAATGCAAAGAAGTATAACGGCGAGTCCA